AGTATTGATACACACGATACTGATATAGTTTCTATCAGCACACATTATGGAGATAATATTTACTATGCGAGTGCCATTAGTTATCGTAATGGTGGTCGTCAGGGTATTATCACTGCTAACATAGCATCATATACTGACACAAGTGATATGGTTGGTGTAGGATCCACAGGATTTGCTTACGCTCACTTTACTTGGGGAAGATTTGGTAATGTAACCAGAGCTGCTAATGCTATTGAATTAGATGTTAAAGGACTACCTTATGATAGTCAACTTAGCAACTTCCCTCTAGTTATGAGAAGGGGCGTAGGGCATAGAGGAACTGGATCTCTGCCCAAACTTCTATAAATACAAAAAAGTTAGACCTTTAGTGCTACAGATGTAATGGCCGCAATTATCACAGATCAATTTAGAATAATAAATGCTAATAATTTCGTTGACTCCGTAATTAGTGGTGATAACTCCTATTATACTTTTTTAGGTCTTGCTAATCCAACAGAAACTGGGTACGGAAGAACGAGTACATGGAACAGTACAACCGTTGAACCACCATCACCAACAGATAGTGTTAGTTACATAAATCATGTATATGATACTATGATGTTTGGTAGAAAAGTTTTACCTGGCGATGTTCGTAGATTAGTAAGAAAAACTCAATGGACAAAAGGTACATCATATGATATGTACCGTCATGATTATGATGTAACTAATAGGTCACTAGTTTCTAACTCTAGTAGACTATATTCTGCAAACTATTATGTAATCAATAAAGACTTTAGAGTTTATATTTGTATTGATAATGGATCTGCAGGTATTACATCTACCGCAGGTGCATCACTTGATGAACCTACATTTACTGATCTTGAACCATCTGCTGCTGGTGTTAGTGGTGATGGTTATTTGTGGAAGTATCTATTTACAGTTCCTCCTGCTGATATTGTTAAGTTTGACTCTACTGAGTATGTTGCTGTTCCTAATGAATGGTCAACAAGCACTGAGAATGAGATTAAAGTGGTTCGAGATAATGGAGACTCGACAGTAAATAATAATCAAATTAAAGTTGTCTCTATTGATGCTCAAGGTGAGGGTTATTCTTTCCTTGCATCTCCGATAGAAGTTGATATACTAGGTGATGGAACTGGGGGTAAAGTCCGAGTTCAGACCAATACCAATGGTCAAATAATTTACGCAAAAGTTACTGCAGGAGGGCAAGGTTACAGTTTTGGCAGGGTTGATCTTTCTTCTATTAATGGTAGTGCTACAAAGTTTGCTAAATTAACACCTATCATTCCTCCTTCTAGAGGTCATGGATTTGATCTTTATAAAGAATTAGGAACTGATAAAGTTTTAATTTACACTAGATTTGATAACTCTACATATGATTTTATTTCTGATACTATATTCTCTCAAGTAGGAGTTGTTAAAAATCCTGTTGCTTCAGGTGCTGGATCTACTTCTGTTCTCAATACATCAGAATTTTCCGCAGCTAATTCTATGAAGTTTACAGGAGATCTAACACAGACTCTTACAGTTGGTGCAGAGATAACACAGAATATACCTGGCATTGGAACTGCCAGAGGTTATGTTGCTTCATATGATGTGACTACAGCTGTGATCAAATATTTCCAAGATAGAAATCTTTATCTTCATCCTTCGTTATATGATCAAACTGATAACATAGGTGTTGGTGGAGATGCAAAAGTTCTTGATTTTACTGCTGCTGGAGATGCTATCACCTCTGGTGCATTTAGTGTAAACATAGATGGAGGTTTTTCAGGAATCTCAACAACTACACCATCTGGTAAAGTTGTAGATCTCGGTGTACAGTTTACAAGTGGTCTCGCTGGACCTGAGATAAATAAAAGAACAGGTGAGATTATTTACCTTGATAATAGACCATCTATTACAAGAAATGAACGCCAAAAAGAAGACATCAAAATCGTATTAGAATTCTAAGAAGATGCCACAACAGACCAATCTTAATGTAAGTCCCTATTACGACGATTTTGATCCTAGTAAAGGTTATCATCGTGTCTTGTTTAAACCTGGTTTTCCAGTCCAAGCTAGGGAACTATCTACTTTGCAATCTATTCTGCAGAATCAGATAGAAACTTATGGTAGTCATATATTTAAAGAAGGTGCGTTAGTAATACCTGGTTCAACAACATTTGATGGAAATTATTTTGCTGTTCAAGTTAATCCAACACATTTAGGTACTGATGTTTCTGTATATGCTAATAATGTAATAGGAAAAAGATTTAAAGGACAAAATAGTGGAGTTACTGCAAAGGTAATTAATTATATTACTGCTACTGAATCCGATAGAGATTACGATACTTTTTATGTAAAATATATTGATTCATCTAGTGATGGAGATTTTTCATTCTTCCAAGATGGTGAAATCCTTGTTGCAGAAGAACCAATAACTTATGGTAATACAACAATCAATATTGGTGGAACTCTTGCATCTACAATTGCATTAAACGCATGTACTACAGGTTCTGCCTGTTCTATTGATGAGGGTGTATACTTTATCAGAGGAAATTTTGTAAGAGTAAATAAGCAAACAATTATATTAGACCAATATAATCAATCTCCATCTTATAGAATTGGACTTCAAGTTTTAGAAAGCACTGTTAGTGCAAAAGGAGATGAAAGTTTATATGATAACGCTAAAGGATTTTCTAACTTTGCTGCACCAGGTGCAGATAGATTACAAATAACACTTGTCTTATCAAAGAAAAATATTAATGATTTTGATGATACTGATTTTGTAGAAGTATTAAGAATTAAAGAAGGTCAAGTATTTTCATTAAACAGAGATAATGAATATAATAGAATAAGAGATTATTTTGCTAAAAGGACTTATGATGAGTCTGGAAATTATACTGTTAATCCATTTGGTATTAATGTTGCCGAGTCTCTTAATGATCGTCTTGGAAATGATGGTGTATATTTTAAAGGACAAACTACATTTGATAGCAATGAACCAGATGATGATCTTGCATGTTTAAAGGTAACTGCTGGTAAAGCGTACATTTATGGATATGATGTTGATGTAACTACTCCACAAATAATTGATTTTGAGAAACCAAGATCATTTGAAAGAGTTGAAAATCAATCATTTAATTTTGAAATGGGGAATAGATTCCTCGTTAATAATGTAAGTGGTATTACTACACTTACCGAAAGAATAGATTTAATGGGAGGTCCTATTGGTGGAAGTCTAAATGCTGCTGGTACTTCTCAAAAAATTGGTGATGCAAAAGTATATGGATTTTCTTTAAGAGATGCTGCATATGAAAATAACGGAACTGATTGGAACTTATATCTTTATGATATTCAAACATATACATCATTACAATTAAATGATAATGTAAGTTCAGATGAACTTAACCAATCTGGATTTATTGTTGGTAAAGAAAGTGGTGCTGAAGGATATGCAGTTTCTGCAGGTGCTGGATCTAGTAGTATACAAGTTACTCAGACTGCAGGAACATTTAGGAGAGGAGAAAAAATTAGTATTAATGGTGACGAAACAATATCAAGAACTATTGAAAAAGTAACTACCTTTGGTATTAATGATGTATATGAATTTGCACAAAGTGGAAATAGTTTCACTGCTAGTAAAAAATTAAATCAAGTAATTCCAGTTGGTTTTGGTGCTGGTCAATTTAAAATTGCTGCTGATGGTACAGTTACTTCACCAAGAGCAGATAGTTTCTTAATTTTCAAACCTGGCGATATATTTTCTTACGGTGCTGCTAATGATACTGCTGGTGCCTCTCTTAATGTTCCTACTCGTAATGTAGTTCTAACAGTTGCTGCTGACGGACAACAGATGAAAGTCGGTACAATGACAACTGTTACTGATGTGTTTGATGGAGGAGTAAAAGCATTTGAGGGTATTGGATATAGAGGTGTACAAGATGTTTCCTTACAAAATTCATCTTTAATTTCTAGAATTCCAGACATAGGAGTCAATAATGTAGATTTCAGTGATTCTACTTTATTCCTTAGTTCTCAAGTAACAAACGAAAGTAGTAACGCATTAGGTCAATTAGTTCTTCCAGTAACTTCAGTTGATCTTGACGATGTAACTTTTGTTGCTTTTGATCAAGAAAGATATTCTGTTGCATATTCAAATGGAACTATACAATCTATTACTGAAGATCAAATCATAATAACTGGAAGTAGTATTACAATATTTGGACTAACTCCAAATCAAACTAATATTAGGGTAAATGTAACTGTTCAAAAATCAAATATAAAAAACAAAGTCAAAGAATTTAAGAGATGTCAACAAACAGAAATTACTAGATCTGTAAATCGAAGATCTGGAACTAATCCTGGTACTAGTATTAATGATGGATTAAATCATAGTGCTCTATATGGAATTAGAGTTCAGGATAGAGAAATATGTTTAAATCATCCAGATGCTACTGATATTATTGCAGTCCTAGAATCATTAGACACTAACACACCTGTTCTTGATAAATTAACATTTACATCTACTGATGATATTTTTACCGAAGCAATTATTGGTGAAAAAATTACAGGAGCAGATAGTAAAGCAATTGCTAGAGTAATTTCTATTGATTCTGGTAATAATCAAATTAGTATAGTTTATCTTACTGATAATAAATTTACATTACTAGAAACACTAGATTTTGAAGAATCAAGTGCTACTGCTACAGTTCAAGCAACAACACCTGGTAAGTATAATGATATTACTAGCAGTTATTTGCTAGACAAAGGACAGAAAGATCAGTATTATGATTATTCTAAAATTGTTAGAAATGCTGGAGCATTTGTTCCTCATAGAAAACTATTAATTATCTACAACAGATATGATGTTCCTAGTGGTGACACTGGAGATATATTTACTGTTAATAGTTACGATGCAGAAAGATATAAAAATGATATACCAGCAATAGGACCATCAAGAACTCCTGCACATGATGTATTAGATTTTAGACCACAAGTTCCTGTATATGATCCAGCATCTGCTACAGTATCTCCATTCTTCTTTACTGCTAGAGATTTTACTGGAAAACCTGATAGACTTTTAACACCTAATGAGTCAGTTGTATTTGACTATGATTTCTATCTTCCTAGAATAGACAAGTTAGTTTTACACCAAAATGGTGAATTCATCTTATTACAAGGTACACCTTCTAGACAACCAATACCTCCAGAATCACAAGATAGAACACTTGAACTTGCTACAATTCTTCTTCCTGCATATCTTAAAAATGTAGAAGATGCAAGAGTATATCTAAAACAAAATCGTAGATATACCATGAAAGATATTGGTAAAATTGACGATAGAGTTAAAAATTTAGAAGAAATAACTACCTTAAATCTTTTAGAAAAGAGTGCAGAATCTCTTCAAATTAGAGATGCACAAGGTTTTGATAGATTCAAATCTGGATTCTTTGTAGATGCATTTAACTCATTTAATTTTATGGCACCGAGTTCTCCTGCCGATATTGATACAGAACTTCAAGAACTCAGACCAATAAGAGAATTTGATTCTATTGCTTTACAAGTTGCTCCTAAAACAGATGTATCAGTACAACAGTTAGATCTTAGTACTGACTTTCCATTACTTGATGATGAAAATACACAAAAAACAGGTACTCTTCTTACACTAAGATATGAAGATGAACTTTATATTGAGCAGAATTTTGCGACTAAAACAAACAATATCAACCCATTTCATGTTGTATCATATACTGGAGAAGTTAAACTAAATCCATCTGTTGATAATTGGATCAAT